CATTTTTATGCCGCCTTTTCTGTTAAATTTAATTGAATGGCCATTTTTTCAATTTGCGCCCATGCTATCGAATGACATCCGACAATTAAGGTAATGCCGTCGAATGAATTAAAACGATACGCGCCCAAATTGATAGAATGCAAGCCGGCTTCTAGTTTGTTGCCGGTACGTTTAGCGCGCAACAATAGCGGCCACAATGCGAGCGCGTCGGCCACCGGAATATTCGCGCCCCGGCTTGTTTGTATTTGCTCGCCCTTAATTCTTAATAGGGTATCGCAATAATTAAAATTATTTTGCGGCACATTCTCGCCCGCTTGCCATAAGGTCAGGCGCTCGCTTGCGTCAAGGGCGGCGGCCTTTTCATATTCAGCGCGGCGAATTGCGGCCTTTTCATTACGTTTTATTAGGGCTTCGCTGATATATTCGCGCGCTTTTTCTTCCGGTATTGTGGCCAATAGCCACGCCGGGCGGGCAATTTTTAACGCGTCACAATACGCGGCGGCCGCGCTTGTTTGCATATTTATTTCAACGGCCAAATTGCCGCGCGTCATTTTATGGGTTTTTTCGTCAAAATCTCGACGCAAGCGGGCGGCGGCGTTTTCCCATATTTTTAAATTGTGGTCAGCGTTGCGCGTTACATCGTCGCAATATATAACGGCATATTTTGACGGAATAGCGGCGCGAATAACGCCCTTATGCTTTCCGGTTGATGATGAATAGCCCCGGTTAGTGAATAAAACGATATCGCCGTATTCAGGCGCGAAGCGGGCAACCGGAAAATGACGGCCGTATGAATAGATCACGCCGCTTTCAAAAAATACGCGGCTTGCGCGGCCTTCATATTGTGATTGTGACGCCCAAATATGCGCGCATTCTGAATGGCTAGAAAATACAGTTTTCATATTAAAACCCCCCCTAAGATTGCGGCGGCAATCATGCCGCCAAGAATTGCGCCCATAATGCAAGCGCCCAAAAAATCCAAAACTGTTATTTTTTTGTTTTCCATTTTTGATACCCCTTATAGGTCATATTGTCAAAGTGTTGCGATAGCTAGATTTTACCCCCAAAACTTTTAGCCTGTAAAGCTATTTGTTGCAATATTTTTAAGTTATTTTTGCTTAGGGTTTACCCTAATAAAACTATGGGTCATAAGGTATAAAAACATAGCCCTAAAAAGGGCAATTTGCAGGGCGTCAAAATGACCTAGGTCAGATTGTCAGGCGGGCGGGTTTAAGGGTTTATTTTTAAGGGTTTGTAATGGGTCATAATTTTGCTTAAATTTTGAGCATATAGGTCATTGTTGGGTCATGCAAAAATAGGGCGTTGACCTATGGCAAGGGCTATATGGGGCGGGCTTGGGGTTAGTGTTATGGGTTAAATAGGTTATCGGATCTTATACACTCATAAACTTTTAATAATATACTGTATATATATACAGTAGTTATATTGCGGTACTGTAGGTATAGGTTTGCTGATTACAATTTAACCCATGTTTACGCAATGATAAGCGGCCATACTTTGGGGGTTAAGTGCTAAAAGGTGAATTTTGATCTCGCCGCCCTTTAGCTTTAAATTTTCAGCGCCCCGGCTATCAGCTAACAGTTTTCCCGCTTTATTCTTAATGGCAATTTGACCTATTATTATTTGACATAATACCGGTTATACGCAAGCCGTCAGCTTTAAGCAAAATCTATAGGGGGTTTTTTTGCCTATCAAAATCGAAAAAGGGGGTCATTACTTTATACCCACCGCATGGGGGCGCTTTTTAGAACACAGCACTATGCAAAAAAGTCTTTTACAAAACCCCAAAAAAATTTTAGGAAATTTAAAACTATGTTAGTAAGCACTAACTTAATAGCTAAAATCAACCAGTTTGCACTTTATAGGGTTTGTGCTAAGATCAAGCATCTTTAACTTTTAGGGGGTTCTATGCGTCGATTTACACCTGACCCTCTGTTCTATTCTATTGAGTACAAAGCTACCAGAATTAGAGCGACAGAAGATGAAATTGAAAGAATTTACGATGCCGCGTTCTGCGGATTAACCGGTGATACTTTGGCTATTAAGGCAGGGTTTCTACCTAAAGAATTTGCCATTTTGTGCCAATCTGACCCACAAGCAGAATTAGCGGCTATTCAGGGTAAAGCTGATAATGAAGCGCAAATTAGCACTGCACTCAATCGCAATGCTTTGGGCGGTGACACTAAAGCAGCGTTAGAAATACTCAAGCATAAGCATGGCTGGGTTGCTGCCAAACCAGAAGGTGAAGCCAATCAAGAAATTCGCATTATTGTGGAAAATACGCTACCTGATCCAACCCAGAAAAAATAATGGCAGATACCCGCAGGGTTAAATTACCGGTGTTACATTCAGGGCAAGAAGCCCTGTTTTTACAGCAAGAAAGGCTAAATGTCACTCGCTGCGGACGGCGCTGGGGTAAGACACGCTTTTTAGAATGGCTTGCAGCCAGAGGCGGAAGTAATGGCCTGTCCGTTGGCATTTTCGCGCCCGAACACAAACAGCTTGCCGAGCCTTGGGATCACCTGCGCGATATGCTTGATCCCATCGTCAAAAGTGCCAACCGCAATGATGGTACGATCAAATTGATCGGCGGCGGTAAGATCGACTTCTGGGCATTAAACGATAATGAACTGGCCGGGCGGGGGCGCGAGTATGACCTAACGCTGATCGACGAAGCGGGGTTCACCAAGTCACCTCAGATGAAAGAGGAGATTTGGTACAAGTCCATCAAGCCAACCATGCTGACAACTCGCGGGATTGCATGGGTATTCAGTACGCCCAATGGCGTAGACCCCGACAACTTCTTCTGGGCAGCGTGTAATGATGAAGGGATGGGCTTTAGTTCCTTCCATGCGCCTACCAGTACAAACCCTTATGTTCCGCTTGATGAGTTGGAACGCGAGCGCGTCCGCAACCACCCAATGGTGTTCCGCCAAGAGTATCTGGCCGAGTTCGTTGACTGGTCTGGAGTGGCGTTCTTCTCAATTGATAAATTGCTGGTAAACCAACAGCCAGTACCCTACCCTGATAGATGCGATGGCGTGTACGCCGTAATGGATTGCGCGGTCAAAGGTGGCAAAGAGCATGACGGAACAGCCATCGTCTACTGCGCGATGAACGCCCACTTGGGTATTCCGATCACCATCCTTGATTGGGACATCGTTCAAATCGACGGAGCGCTGCTCGAAACGTGGATTCCTAGCGTGTTCAGCCGACTAGAAGAATTGGCCAAAGTGACCCGCGCCCGACATGGCGTGGTGGGTACATTCATTGAAGATACGGCTGCTGGCTCGATCCTCTTGCAACAAGGCCGCAATCGAGGCTGGAATGTGCATGAGATTGATAGCAAATTAACGCAAGCGGGTAAAGACGAGCGAGCAATCAGCGTGTCGGGCTACTATCATCAAGAAAAAATTAAGATTAGCCAGTGGGCATACGACAAAGTAGTTAAATTTAAAGGCCAATCGCGCAATCACTTACTAAATCAATTGGCATCGTTTAGAATTGGGGACAAAGACGCCGCCAAAAGATCGGATGACTTATTGGACGCAGCGATATATAGTATTGCGATTGGTGTGGGCAACAAACTTGGGTTCTAAAGGAATAGATAATGGCCGAAATCAGCGTAAATAGCAGCAATTTACCTTCACAACTAATGCAACTGCTAAATGCTGATGCAATTGAGCCGGGTACACCTGCGGGCTACGAGCTTTGCAAAATCATCTTTGAATACCACCCGCTGTCAGCCAAAATCATTGAAAAGCCAATCGTATTGGCGCTATCCAAACCCCGCGTCATTACGGTGGATATGCAGCCAAAAGAAATGCTCATCAAAGCCTTTATGGATGAATGGCATAACCTAGATGTAACCAACATCATTCGTGACGTAACCTTTTTGAAGCGCACCTACGGCGTGGCCGCTGTAGTCTTTGGCGCTGAAGGCATACCGACTGACCAGCCAATTGATCCTTGGTTGTTGCCTGACTTAAATATCTACATTAATAAGCTCGATCCATTGAACTTGGCTGGCTCAACAGTCACCAACCAAAACCCGAACGCGCCTGACTTCCAACAGCCTAAAGCCTTTATTACTGCTGCCGGTCAACCGTATCACCCAAGTCGCAGTTGTATTGTGTTTAACAACACGCCGATCTATTTGGCATTCCAATCTTCAGGCTTTGGCTTTACTGGCCGTTCTGTATTCCAGCGCGCCCTGTACCCTCTCAAATCATTCGTTCAGTCAATGATTACTGACGATATGGTGACAACGAAAGCGGGTCTTTTGATTATTAAACAAAAAGCCGCTGGGTCAATTGTCAATCGGCTGATGCAACAAGCATCGGGTATTAAACGCGGATATCTACAACAAGGTACAACTGGTAACGTATTGTCCATTGACGTAGATGAAGATATTGAGTCTATTGACCTAAACAATACCGATACAGCGATGACTACCGCGCGCGACAACATTATCGCCAACATCGCTGCTGCAACTGACACCCCTGCCCTACTGCTTAAAGATGAAGCCTTTACTAATGCCTTCGCTGAAGGTACTGAGGACTCTAAAGCTATTGCCCAGTATGTCACTGGTATTCGTAATGACATGAGAAGCCTGTTTGATTTCTTTGACAAGATCGTAATGCACAGAGCTTGGAATAAGCAGTTCTTTGAGGCGGTGCAAAATAAGTACCCTGACATTTATGCCAATAAGACCTACGAGGAAACTTTCTACTTGTGGAAAGACGCCTTCAAGCCCTCTTGGGAAAATCTCATTGAGGAAACCCCAAGCGAGAAGGTCAAGATCGAAAAAGTCAAATTAGAGGGTATGACTGAAATGTTGCGTACCCTATTGCCAGTCATTAATCCAGAAAACCGAGCATTGGCGATTCAGTGGGCGCAAGACAACTTGGCTGAGATGCCTGAGATGTTCAAATCCACCATGCAGCTCGATATTGATGAAATTGCTGAGTACGAACCACCTGTACCCCTCTCCGCACCGACTGAGCCACCAAGTAAGGAATAAGCGTGACATTCTACGAATGCCTCACTGCGGCAATCAATGATTTCATGCGTTATGGCTTTGATAGCCAAAAACGCATAGATTCTTGGATAAAAAAGCTCCGAGAATCGGCTGTAAAATCATTAATTACAGAAAAACAGATGCAAAAAGATATTGAACGCTCTTTGCACACTGCTTTTAACCGTTTAGTGACCAAAGGCGGCCTTGTCAAAGAAGGCGTGGATAAGTTCACTGTTGAGAAGCTATCGCCTAAAATGCGGGCAGAATTAGACCGTCGCATCATGGCAAGCGCCAAATTGATCCAATTTAATCGCGAAGAAACGATTAGCAATACACTGCGCCGCTTCGCGGGGTGGGCTACCTCAATTCCGATTGGTGGAACAGAGGCCGTAGATAAAGTCGCAGAGAAAAAAGCCATTCGTAAAGATTTGGCTATGATGCCGTTCAAAGAACGCCGCGTTGTAATTGACCAGACTCACAAATTGATTGCTAATATTCGTGACATTGTGGCAGTTGATGGCGGAGCAATCGCGGGTAAATGGCATAGCAACTGGAAGCAATCAGGCTATGACTATCGCGAAGATCACAAGGAACGTGACCAGAATATTTATCTCATTAAAGGTAACTGGGCATCGGAAAAAGGATACATCAAGCCGATAAGTGGATATACTGACGATATTACGACTCCGGGCGAAGAGGTTTATTGCCGGTGTAGATATCAGTACATCTATCATGTCGGAAAGCTGCCAGAAGAAATGTTGACAGCTAAAGGTAAAGAAGCGTTACAATCCAAGAAAATTACATAGGGTTAACCCATGCCAGCAACCAGCCCCGCGCAAGAACGCTTAATGCAAGCCGCAGCTCATACTCCGGGTGGCTTTGGTGGCGTTCCTCAATCGGTTGGTAAAGAATTCACTAAAGGCGAAGATGAAGCGCAAGGTGAATGGCTGGAAAAAGTAGCTTTAGCTGAAATGATTAAGCCAGATGATTCAAAAGATATACCCGAAGAACCTACCGTATTGTCTACTCCTGAATTAGAGCTAAAAGAAGATTCTAGCCTCGCGCCCGCCCCCGCACTAATAGTGGCCGGTAAAGATGACGAAGATGATGGTGGCAACCGCGAAGGCTCTCATTTCGTATTAGATGCCGCAGTCCCAATCGCTCCACAAGCTGGCGCTGCTGGCCGCGCTGCTGGAATTATGTTTCTA